CATGCCTTTGGCATGGAATGATCCACGTTAAGGATCCCTGCTCGGAGAGCTGTCTTCAGGTTGACGACCTGTTACCACAGACAAGTCGTGCGAGATTGATTACTCGCGCCGTGTATTTCGGACTAATCACCCGATGTCCACTGGTCGCTAGTTGGTCACTGCAGTGGGCAGTTCCGACTAACGCTTAGGAGGTGAATTGTGGATTTACACACGAGAGCCGGGATCGAAAGTCTCGGTAAGTATCTCAGCTTCGATCAAGATCGTGTTGATCGGGCACTGGCCCAGCTGGGCGCCGATGTGGTCGAACCATGCGTTGACAGATACTTGTTCAAGGTGGTCGTCGACGGCTTAGGCGCTGAGCTCGATGTGGAAAGGGACAATCGCAGTGTCACAAGTCCTGAATGGGCACAGGAGGGAATCGCCCGCTACGGCTGTGCTGTTCATTCCTCCCGGTTCGGATCCATATCCGAGTATGCCGTCAATGGAAAAGGACCCTGCTCATGTACCGCTTCAGAGAAGCGGAAGTGGGAGAGAGCAGAACGAACGAGTAGGTCAGCCAGAGTTTCGGACCGTGACTTTGGCAGGCGTAGAGGAGTACACGGAGAGGGATTGCCTTCTCATGGCTCTGGCTCTAGTGACGGGAGAACTTCACTATCCATCGTCAGTACTTCGACTGACTTACGAGGACGTTCACGACCGTTCGACTCCGATTACTACAGAGACGCCGTTTCTTCGGTCTATCGTACGGCAGGTGCTGGCCAAAGAAGGCGAAAGCCTCTCAGCATCTCTCAAGTGGTTTCGGATCACGTCGATAAGTCAGCTTATTCTGGTGCTCCTTTCTTTAGGAGCAATGCTGATGTCCTGGATTCCGGGACACGCCTTGCTGAACGGATCACTGAAGGTAAACGGGGCTTTGACCCTTATACTTTTGGTCGTCGCGTTCAACATGGGGATTCTGGTCCAAAAACTAGGCTCATTTGGATGGCGCCGCTTGCTACGACTATTGTGGGTACGCGCTTCTCGAAACCAGTCCTTAAAGCGCTGGAAAGAAGGCGCCCCTTTACGTGGGGACTCCACAACGTCGAAAAAGGCGTAATCATCAGCGAACTTGAATCTAGGTTCGAGTATATCTACTCGTTAGACTTTTCTAAGTTTGACAGTGCGATCCCTGCTCGGATGATCGATGATGCTTTTAGTGTGGTACGAACGCATCTAGATCTGGACGAGACAGACAATGCTCTATTCGTACGGTACATCAACGATTTCATTCACTCACGGATTATCGCTCCTGATGGAGAGGTATACCAAAAGCACAGAGGTGTACCGAGCGGCAGTGCCTTTACCTCTATCATTGATAGCGTGGTGAACCTGCTTCTCATCTCCTACATGTGGAGAAAGTGCTCAGGACACTATCTTCCGCATGACAGGGTTCTGGTGATGGGCGACGACGTAATTGTGGCTTCAAACACGCGACTGGAGTTGTCACAATTAGCAACTGCTGCATCAGAATTGGGTTTTGAACTCAGTGTTAAGAAGTGTGTAATCACGAGGACACGTCGTGGTTCGTCTGATTTCTTTGAGAATCGGACGCATTTCCTGGG